CTTTCATGATAGGTTCATTCAACCCATTCGTAGCCACATATGCATCGTACGTGGACCACATCGTGGCCTTCAATCCAGTTTCGGGATTGACGGACTTGTCCGCACTTCTCGCATGGATCTACTTTCAACCTCTTAGAAATGATAGCACCTCCAGAGTTGCAGATGCTTTCATCCCATCGACGCCACCACCTAGAACATAACCCGCACCTAGTGTTCCGACTAAACGTGCGGCTCTTTCTGGACTTGTCTTCATACGACCTAGTCCTCGCTTCAAGTTCTTACGTTCTTCAGCGATTTCTGCCGGTGTCATTACCGCTACGTCATATGGACTGTAACGTAATGTTGGTTTGTAGGCGTGGGCGTAGCCAATTGCCTTGGAGGAACGACCATATGCTACTAACCCAGCACCTACTTTGGCTCTTCTTGCTTGTTTTCCGTAGTAGCGCAATTCATCGCCTTTGAGAATACGGCCCTTTTTGGGACCTTTAGTTACTCGATCCCCATGGTATCTTCTGAGATGTCTACGTTGAACCTTATCAGTTTCACTCTCTGGTCTGTACACTGTAGTTTTTTTATTTACAGTGCCACCTTTGGAACGAACTTTTGATGCCTTTAGCATAGTGTAAGTTCGACCTTTTACTGGAGTCGCAGCAGATGCTAACATTGCTGTGCCTGCTGCTGTTGCTATTTGGCCGGACACTTGATGTGCCATTATAATCGCCCGTCTTTCAGCTATCTTATTCATCGTAGTGTCTGAACTAGATGAACGCTTTTGTTTCCTACCTTTACCACCATTATATGGAGGTTTTTTCTTTGTATGAAACACACAATAACTGCTACCGCTAATAGACTTAGCCTTGCATCTCTTTCCATCACCTAGTATTTTCCGGCATCTTGGCATTCAGCCCACCGTTACACTTGGAATATGAGTGGCAATTCCCATGAACTTCAACCAAGCGGTAAATATCATGTAAGTGAGAAGATTTTGAGGATTGCGTAGATGTAACATCATTTGCGCAATTGAATACCCTGGCTTCGCTTCAGTCTCCATCAAAACGACTCCCCTACAGATTCGACATCTAATACTAATTCCCAGGAGGAACTAGCAGTGATCTCTAACTGAATCAATCCACATATTGCTTGGAACCCTGGCACAGGTGAAAGCGCCACTGAATCATTAACAGTGAACGCTGTTCCAACTCTCTGGAGATTTTGAGTTACTCCAGAATTATCTTCGCCAATGCCAAAGAATACGAACTCGTCATATGGCTGTTGATCGTTTTCATCCGATACTATTCCCAAACGATCATCCTGTGTATCGCTACTATCATACAAGTTATTCAATGGATCAGTGGTTAAATCACTTGTATTTCTCGGTTGGTCTTCAGATACTGGACTCGGGCGTGAGTCCAGCCAACTCTTCATCAATCCGATACCACTCCAGTCTGGATTATTTCCAACGTGTTGCCCAACTATGTGCAAATCGAATTGATCCCCTGCCCTACCGCTAGTGTCAGGGTCATCGGAGACTAAAGTAGAGTAATCCCATTCACCGCCTGGCAAACCAGCATTAGACGCGTCGGCAACCGACAGTTGGTTCGTGCCTTGTAATGAATGGTCGTAGTTCAGACGAACTTTAAAATCGCTATACTTACCAGATTGTGCACCTTCAGTATGCTCTAACGTCTTGGCTACATGCTTACGCCAAACCGCAAATCCTCGATTAATAGCACGCTTAGTTACCCATGTATGCGGTGCTACATTAAAATCGATACGACTACCTTGACTATCAACATAATATCCACCTAGAACTGTGTATATTTGCTTCTGTCTGTGTAGTTTTCGGTTCTGCTTACTTAGCTCTCTAGCGAGATCAACGTATTTGACCCCTCCAGTGCTTCCATAGAATCTCATTCTGGTTACTGCCATGTCCTACCCTATCATAATAGGGTTTTTAGTTTTTAGGACTGGCCAAACCACCCCATAACGGTGACTGCTGCGCCACTTGCTGGCTTACTGCCTACGGTGAACGGGCATACCGACGAGGGCATACCCATTCATCTCCGTTGCCTCCGTACCGGCAACGACAGTCTATCTAACTGTCGCAATATTGTGAATACAATTTACCAGTTACCGGTCCTTGGATCATAGGATGAATTTCATTGCAGATTATACAGTAAATCTTCACCTGTTTCCAACTGCTTCGCGGTGGCATCCCTTTAACAAAGTCATGGTACCAACCGTCCTCTCCCCTTGCTCTGAAGAGTCCTGGTTTCTGAGGATTTTTGACTTCATGCCATTTGTCATTATCACAGCAAATACACTGTCGCCATTTTAGATCTACCATGCGCCATCACACCAGGGGCATGCGCAATTTGATGGCACGGCCATGTATGTCTTGAAACATTTCTTGCACTGGTATACTCTACGTACTCGCCAGTAACTCATAGAGCGAACCCCCTTCGTAAGGTGGTCCATTCCATCCACCTTGTTGTGGATATATACCAAGCGCAGCTTAGACAATAAATTGTCTCACATCCTTCAAATGTGTATAAGGCATCTTCTTTACAATTTGGACAAGTGTCCATATGGTTTGCAGTTCCCATGTCGTATAGTCTGTGTGTTATACGACATAGAGATGCCCGCTTTCATGATAGGTTCATTCAACCCATTCGTAGCCACATATGCATCGTACGTGGACCACATCGTGGCCTTCAATCCAGTTTCGGGATTGACGGACTTGTCCGCACTTCTCGCATGGATCTACT